GCCCCGGTGCCCGAATCCCCGCCCGCGCCGGAGACTCTTTCCGAGGGCGCCGGCCGGTCTAGGAAAGGAGCCAACTGATGGCCGCCAAGTTCTTCGCGAAGATGGTCGGCCTGGCGAAGGCCGAAGTGACCTATGGCGTCGACCCCACCATGACCGGCGCCGCCGACGCCTGTCTGTTCAAGAACCTCAATCTCACGCCGCTGGAGACCGAGGAGCTCGATCGCGACGTCGTTCTCTCCTACTTCGGCAAGCTCCCCAAGGTGGTCGCCTGCGGCTGGTCGCGCATGTCCTACGACCTGGAGATGGCGGGCTCGGGCACCGTAGCCGTCGCGCCCGCCTGGGGCCGGCACGTCCTACCCTGCGCGTTTTCCGAGACCATCACGCCCGTGACGGGTCCGGTCACATACAACCCGGTGTCGGCCGCAATCGGGTCGATGGCGCACGAGTTCTATCTCGACGGGCTGAAGCACCAGTACCTGGGCGGCCGGGCGAACCTCTCCTTCAAGAAACAGGCGCGCCAACTGCCGGCGTTCAGCCTCGAGTTCACGAGCATGTACGTCGCGGTGGCGGACGTCGCCAACCCCACGCCGACGCTCACCGCCTGGAAGGACCCCGAGGCGGTCAACAAGGCGAACACCACTTTCAGCCTGTTCGGTTACACCGCGGTGCTGGAGTCGATCAACCTGTCGCTGGGCAACCAGGTGCACTACGAGAACCGGCCGAACGAAGAGGCCGTGCACATCATCCCGCGGCAGGACGTCAGTGGCCAGCTGGCGATCCGCGCCGATACCGTCGCCGCGAAGGACTGGTGGGCGATCGCCCGCGCTGGTACCACCGGGGCGGCGGCGATCGTGCACGGGTCGGCAGCGAACAAGAAGGTGCAAATCGATGCCCCCAAGGCGCAGCTTTTCCGGCCGCGCTACAGGAACGCCAACGGCATCGCGCTGATCGAGTTCGACCTCAAGTGCGGCGTGAATGCCGGGAATGACGAGGTCGTCATCACCGCGCTGTAGAGGCATCCGGGCGCTCGAGGTCGTTCCTCGGGCGCCGCAGTCAAGAACACGACAAACGCTGCGCGCCGCGCTCCATCTCCTCCTCGTGGGGTGCGGTTCCGGACCACTAGCGGGCCCTCGTGGTCCGCGTTTTTTAGAGGGGGTTAAACGAGGAGAAAACGATGTTCAAGCTCGCAGCCGTGCGCAAGGTCAAGTGGCCGGTCACGGTCAATATCCCCCAGGAAGGCGGCAAGGTGCTCGCCGTCGAGTTCGACGCCTTCTTCGAAATCCTGACCATGCCCGAGATCGAAGAGCTCCAGCAGGCAAACGGCGACGTGGTCGCTCGCGTCCTGGTGGGATGGGATCGGATGATGAACGAGTCGGGCGACGCGCCGGTCGAGTTCACCCCCGAGACGAAGGCGCAGGCGCTCCAAATCCCGTATCTGCGCACTGCGCTCGTCGGCGCCTACTTCGAGGCCGCGAATGGCAATCGGGCCAAGAGAAAAAACTCGAACTAGCCGCCCGGTGGTGGGTCACTTGGCGGCAGCGCGCACCGGAATCGGACGAGGAGTTCGATGCGGCGCTCGCGCATTTCGGCCTCGCGCGCGATGGGGGCTCCAATGACGACCCACCCGAGGAGGAGCGCTTCGAAGTCTGGCCCGAGAACACGCAGGTGGTGGATCTGTTCCTGGATGTCGCCACGCAGTGGTACGCGGTCGCGACAGTCGAGGGTGTGACCGGCATGGTGGGCGCGTTCGCAAGCCGCATCGTGCGCACCGGCCTGAATTACTCGGCCGTGGAGTCGGCGCTGCGCATGCGGGGCATCCCGCGCAAGCAGCATTCCGAGATGTTGAGCGACCTGCAAGCGATGGAGCGCGCCGCTCTGGACGAAATGCGCAACCTCCGCGATGACTGAATACGTCGTAGCGGTACGCTTAAAGGCGGACGGCTCGGGTCTGGTGGGCGAGTTTCGCCTCTCCGCCGACGCGATGAAGGGTCTGCGCGAGGAAACCGCGAAGACCGCCTCCGAGGTTGGCAAGGCCACCGAGGCCTCCAAGCGGCTGCGCGAGGAGCAGGACGCCGGCACTGCCGCGACGCGCCGCGCCACCGCCTCCTGGCTGGAGTACGTCAAGGGCCTCGCCGGCTACGACGTCATCAAGCAGGCGGCCTCGGCGATCGCCAGCTACGCCAAGGAAGCCGTGATGCTCGCCGCACGCCACGAGGAGCTGGGCGTGGTCATGGCCGTGGTCGGCCGCAATGCCGGCTACAACCGGACGCAGATGGCAGGCTACGCCGCAGAAGTGCGCGCGATGGGCATCACGATGCTGGAGTCGCGCAACACGGTGGTCCAGCTCGCCCAGGCGGAGATCGATCTCTCCCACGCCTCGCAGCTCGCGCGGGCGGCGCAGGATGCGGCCGTGATCGGCATGACCAATTCGTCGGACGCCCTGCAGCGGATGATCTACGGCATCAAGTCCGGCCAGACCGACGTGCTGCGCACGCTCGGCATCAACGTGAATTTCGAGCAGAGCTATCACCGACTGGCGGTCCAGTTGCGAACCACCACCGACGCCCTCAGCGAGCGGCAGAAGATGCAGGCACGGATGACCGCGGTGCTGGAGGAGACCGCGAAAGCCGAAGGCGTGTACGAAGAAGCGATGGGCACGGCCGCGAAGCAGATGCGCTCGATGCAGCGCTACACCGAGGACCTCAAGACCATCCGCGGCGAGGTGTTCAACGAGACTTTGACCATCGCGGTAATGGGGTTCGCCAAGTCGCTCAAAGAGGCGAACCAGCAAGCCACCGATCTCTCGAACAACGGCACGCTCAAGGAGTGGGGCGAAGCCGTCGCGGGCACGGTCGCCTACGTTGGCGACAGCGTCATGATCACGCTGGGCAAGATCAGGATCATCACCAACACTGTCGGCGAGATCGCCGCTTTGGTGATGGCAAAGGGCCCCGACGAACGCCAGGCAATCCGTGATGCGTGGGCCGAAGAAATGAAGGCCATTGTCGCATCGATGAGCGCCTATCGCGATGCTCTGGCAGAGCGCCGCGCGGCTCACAAGGCGGATGCGGAAAAGCGCCTCGCGACCGAAAAGGATTATCTGGCGAAAGTACTCGACGTGCAACAACGCTATGCCGGATATTCGATCGAGGTCCAGCAGGCCGCGCAACTCGCCCTGGCCAAGGGGATGTACCCGAACGAGCTCCCAATCGCGCCACCGGAAAGACCGGGCGTGGGCAAGGACAAGATCTCCGACTACCAGCGGCTCACCAAGGCGATCAGCGAGAAGCTCGCGATGGAGAGTCTGGATCTCGCCCAGACCCCCAAGGTTACAGAGGCTGACAAGCTTCGCATGAAAGTGCTGGTCGACGTTCAGCTCGGAACGCTGAAGCTCACCGCTGCCCAGAAAGAGCACCTGGACGTGATGCTCCGCGTGCTTGGGGGCCTCGAGAAGGAAAACGCCGCCCAGGATCTGCATAAAAAAGAACTGGAGGCCGCCGCCAAGGCCTACACCGAGTACGCCAAGCAGCGAATCGCCGACCAGGAAAAGCAGGACGAGACGCTCGCCAACTTCAACACCACGTTGAGCGAGCACCTGAAACAGATCGAGTTCGAGGCCGACCTCTACGGCAAGACCGAGCTGCAGAAAGAGACCGCGATCGAGCTGCGCAAGCTCGAGAACGACTACCTGAGGGCATCGATCGGTCTCGAGGGCGAGGAGCTGGCGGCGCTCACCGCGATCTACGAGGCGCAGAGGCAGGCGTTGCCCGAGGCGCTCGCCCGCCGCGATGCCGCGCGGCAGTGGGAAAAGTCGCAAGTCGATATGTGGCAGTCCATCGACAAGACCGCGCACGACACCTGGGTGTCGATTCTGAATTCCGGCAAGAGCGCATTCGACCGGCTGCGCGACACGCTCAAGAACGGCCTGTACGACCTGCTCTATCAGATGACGCTGAAGAAATGGCTGTTCAGCCTCTCGGTCGCGGTATCCGGACAGGGCGTGGCCACCTCGGCGCTGGGTGCGACCGGCGGGGGTGTTGTCGGCAATGCCGCCGGAGTAGGTGGCTGGCTCTCTGCCGGACAGACGATGTACAACGGAATCGCGAGCGGATTTACCGGGCTCGGTGAAACAGCCGCGGGCATGTACACCAACGCAGTTAATCTGGCCACCGGCAATGCTTACGTGGCCCCATCTTTGGTCAACACCGCGAGCGTCGAGGGGGTGGTCGGCGGCCAAGTCGCAGCGCCCGGGGCGTCCGCCTTGGGCACGGGTGCATCCTACGCGGGCGCCGGCTTAGCCGGGATCGCGATCGGCAGTGCCATCGCCGGCGACCGTGAAGTGGTAGGCCTCGACGGCACCACGATCGCAGCGATCGGCGCCGCGATCGGCTCGATCTGGGGACCGATCGGCACGTTCGTGGGTGGCGTGATTGGCGGCGTCGTCGACGCGGCATTCGGCATGGGCCCAAAGCAGTCGGAGGCGACGCGCTTGCAGGGCACGTTCAGCAGCGCCGGATTCAGCGGCGCCTACGGCACGCCTTGGCATCAGGAGGGTGGCTGGTTCCGCAGCGATAAGAGCGGCGTCGACGTTACTGCTCTTACCGAACAGCAGTCCGCGGCGTTTGCGGCGATCGTGCAGGGCACCGCAAGCGTGTTCGAACGCCTGGTGACATCGGCCGGAGAGTTGCCGCGCGCCCTCGATGGGTGGTCTTTCGCCGTCGACAAGGAGGTGACCACCGCCGAGCAGCAAAAACAATTGGTCATCGACATCGCGACCAGCATGGGCACGCGACTGGTGCCGGAACTGGCCGCGCTGAAGAAGGAAGGCGAGAACCTGGCCGACACGGCGGTGCGCATGACCGATGAGTTCGCGCTCACCGATCGGCTCGCCAATCTGTTAGGCAAGGACCTCGCCACGGCCTTCGGCTCCGCGGGGCTCGCGTCGGCTCAGATGCGCGACAACCTGGTCACCGCGATGGGCGGGATCCAGGCGATGACGGCGAGCGTGCAGAGCTACTATCAGGCGTACTTTTCCGACGCCGAGCGTCAGGCGCTCGACTTGAAAGCACTCACGGATCAGTTCGACGCGTTGCATATCGCGCTCCCGCCGAGCAAGGACGCGTTCCGGTCCTTGGTTGAATCGCTCGATCTCACCACGTCCGCCGGTCAACAGACATTCGCCAAGTTGATGGCGCTCGCACCCGCGTTCGCGCAGGTCGCGGAGGCGCAGGTTGCGGCGGCGCAGACGCAGGCCGAGGCCGCGCGCCAAGCGGCGCAGACGCAGGCCGAGGCCGCCCGGCAAACCGTCGACGCCTGGCGCGCCGCAGACGAGGAGATCGCGCGCCGCATCGACGGGCAGCGCCAGGCCGTGATCTCGGCCTACGACCGAGAGAGCGCCGCGCTAAAAGAGGTGCGCGATCGCATGCTCGGTTTCGCCGACTCGCTGCGCCAAACCCGCGCCTCGCTGCAGTTCGGCGATCTCTCTCCGCTATCGCCCTGGGATCAGTACTCGCAGGCCAAGGCGCATTTTGAGGAGCTAGCGACGGCGTCTGGCTCGAGCAATGCCGCAGAGCGCGAGAAAGCGCTCGCGGAACTGGCGAACTTCGCGCCACAGTTCCTGCAAATTTCGAAAGCCTACAACGCGAGCAGCACCGCCTTTGCGGCGGATTGGAAGCGCGTGCAGGACGTGCTGGGCCAGGCGGCGACCTACGCACAGACCCAGGCCGATCTCGCCGGCCAGCAGCTGGGCGTGATGGAGCAGCAGCTCGCGACACTGGGTCTGATCAACCAGTCGGTGCAGTCGCTCGCCGACGCATTGAAGGGCTATCTTGCCCTCCAGCCAAGCGGCGGCTCCGGCGGGAAGACCGCCGGCGGCACGCCGACGGAGCAATGGTTCGCCGGCCCGGGCGGCCAGCAGATGTGGGTCTCCTCGGGCGGCGCCGTGGGGCTGAAAGACACGAGCGGCGCGCTCACCATCGTCGGCAAGAGCGGCAACGTTATTACCGGCGCCGAGGCGCTCGCGTGGGTGAACGCCAAGCTCAACGAAGGCCCGACCGGCGAGCGCGAGCTCTACAACAAGCTCATTGCGGAGGGCATCTCCTCGACGAGCTTCGAAGCGTTGAAGGGCCTGCCTGCGGGCACGGGCAACGCCTGGGCCGACCTGAACAAGCTGCCGCACTTCGCCGCCGGCGGCGACGCCGAGGGCTGGGCGGTCGTCGGCGAGCAGGGTCGGGAGCTGGTCAATTTCGGGCAGCCCGCGCGCATCTACAGCGCCGAGCAGACCCGAGCGATGCTCGCACGTCCGGCGGCTAACGATGACAGCGAGCTGGTCGATCTGCTGCGCGAAGTGCTCACGGAGCTGCGCGCGGCGAATACGCAGCGCGGCGCGGTGGGGACCGCCCAACTCACGCGCCTGGATGCCGTGATAGATAAGGTGGACGCTCAGCGCCGCACGCTCGCGAGGCAGGGGTGATCCTTATCGAGCTCACCGCCGCGATCGACGCCGCCGGCACGCTGCAGACCTTCTACGTCGCCGCCGGCCGGTACGTGACCGCACCCGGCGACACGCCGGCGCACACCGCGTTCCTCGATCGGCTGCTCGACCCGGGCAGCCTCGGGCGCCACGCGTATGCCGATGGTCGCACCGGCGGTGCGACCAGGCTCGAGACCGGGGAGATCGTGATCGCCAACGCTGACGGCGCCCTGGATGGGTGGATCAACTACTCGTTCGATGGCCGCGCCGTGGTGATCCGCTCCGGGGAGGCCGGCGCCTACCCGGCCAGCTTCACCACGCTCTTGACCGGGACCGCGGAGGGGATCGAGGCGACCTTCGACAAGATCGTGGTGCGCCTGCGCGACAAGTCCTGGATGTTCGACAAGCCCGTGTGCGGCAGCACTTACGCAGGCAATAACAGCCTTCCAAACGGCTTGGAAGGGGCCCAGCAGGACATCAAGGGCCGGCGCAAGCCCAAGACCTACGGTAAGGTCTACAACGTCTCGCCGCCCTGCGTGAACACTTCGCGCCTCATCTACGAGGTGGGGGTCTGCAACGCGGTGGATGCGGGTTACGACCGCGGCGCCACGCTGACCAAGGGCGCGGACTACACCAGCCAGTCGGACATGGAGACGAACGTGCCGGCGGCAGGGAATTTCCGGGCGTGGCCCGCGGGTGGATACGTGCGCCTCGGCTCGCAGCCCGCGGGGCAGGTCACCTTCGACGTCACGCAGGGCGCTACGGCGGGGAACCGCACCGTGGCCCAGATCCTCAAACAGCTCGCCCTGGACGCAGGGATCGCAAGCGGCGCGATCAACTCCGCCGACGTGACCGCGCTCGATACGGCCAACAGCGCCGTGGTGGGCATCTGGGTCGACGACGAGACGAGCTTCCTCGCGGCGATGGACCAGGTGGCCGCCTCGGTCGGCGCCTGGTACGGGTTCGACGCCGGCGGGACGCTGCGCATGGGGCAATTGACCGCGCCTTCGGGCACGCCGGCGCTTACGCTCTACGACTATGACATCGGCGAGGCGATCGAGCGCGTGCCGCCGAAGGACATCGGCATCCCCGCTTGGCGCATGACGCTCGGCTACGCGCGCAACTTCACGGTGCAGGCCTCGGACCTCGCCGGCTCGGTGAGCGCGGTGCGCGCCGCCTGGCTCGCCGAGGACTTCCGCCGCGAGAAAGCCGAGGACGCCGCAGTCAAGACCCAGTGGCTGCTCGCTCCGGAGCCCGAGAGCATGGGTCTGCTGACCGCACAGGCGGACGCATCGACCGAGGTCACGCGGCAGCTCAATCTGTACAAGGTGCGCCGCGACGTCTACGACGTGCCGCTGTCGATCGAGCGCGCGGCGGGCCTCGATCTGATGGCCGTGGTGCGCCTGGTATACGCGCGCTTCAACATGGGCGCGGGCCGCGACTTCCGGCTGATCGGGCTGCGCTTCGAGCTCGCAGAGGCGCGCGCCGTTCTGTCGCTGTGGGGGTAGGCGATGGCGAATGTGATGCTCGGCTTCCCTAATCGCGGCGATGCCGCGACGCTCTCGGGAGGTGCGTGGCAGGCGACGCTGCCCCGCGCGAACCTGCAGGATCGCGCATTGGGCAAAGTGGCGCGCACCACGGACGCGCAGCTTGCCTCGACCCAGTTCGACATCGATCTCGGCGCCGCCAAGAATATTCGCACCGTCGGATTGGTGAACCACAACCTGTCGCTCGCCGCCCGCTACCGCATTCGTGGTGACGACGCGGCGGACTTCGCCACACCGCTCTACGACTCCAGCTGGGCGGACGTGTGGCCGGTGGTGTACCCGTCAGAGAGCATCGAGTGGGAAGACGATAACTGGTGGACGGGCAAGTACACCAATGAGGAACGCGCCGGCTACACGACCTTGCTCAGCCACATCCTGTCGATGAACACCGTGGCGCGCTACTGGAGGATCGAGCTGGACGATACGGCGAACGCGGACGGCTACGTGCAGATCGGGCGCCTGTTCATCGGTCCCGCGTGGCAGGCGGAGACGAATTTCTCGTACGGGGACGCCGGCACCTGGGAGACGAAGACTAGCAGTCAAAGGGCGCTGTCCGGGGCGTTGGTGTTCCAGCGCCGCACGCCTTACCGGGTATTTCGCTTGGTCCTGGACTGGATGAAGACCGACGAAGCGATGGCCAGAGCCTTCGAGCTCACGCGCCGCGCCGGCGTCGACCAGGAAGTACTGTTCATCTACGACCCCGATGACACCATGCACGCGCTGCGCCGCCGGTATTTGGGTCACTTGCGCGAGCTCTCGCCCATCGAGCATCCGCACTTCAACACGCACAAGCTTCCGCTCCAAATTGAGGAATTCCTATGAGTTCGGTGACACTCAACGGCAACGCCTATTCCGACGCCGGCGAAGCCGCGCGCGACATGAGGAGCGGCGGGCACCGCTCGTGGCTGCTGCCGATGCTCTCCGACGCGGTCGTGGACCAGGCC